GGAGCAAATGCTTACGCAGATAAAAAGTCTAAAGAATGATTCATGCGTTTTTATTGGTAGTTATATTAGGCGGCAAAGTGCAGAGTCAAGATATGTATTTTAGATCTGTTACAGATTGTAATTATTTTGCATCCCAGATAACTAAAAGATATGGTAATTACGGAAGTTTAAGTGGTGTCCCTGCCAAGCACAGAGCAACAGCTTATTGTAAACCTGTTAAGGTAGCTGCAAACAAGGAGCTATACTAATGGCGAATAAATTAAATGAGGGTAGCGAATTTACTATCCCGCTTAAAAATTTAATAGCCTTGATTGCTTTTACAGGTGTATCTGTTTGGGGCTATTTTGGGATTACTGAACGGCTGGCTTTTTTAGAGCATGAACAAAAAATGCACTGGGAAGAAATCCAAGAAAACGATGATTGGATAGATGAATGGAAACCGCCTGAGTCAGTAAAAGCTAACATTCAACGTGTGCGAGAACTTGAGTTACGCATTGCTAAAATTGAAACATTGATGAGGATGCCAAAATGATACAGGCACTTATAGGTCCAATAGCAAACCTAGCTGGTAGCTGGATGGAATCTAAAGTTGAGCAAACTAAAGCTAAAGGTGCAGTAGCGAAAGCTCGCGCTGAAGCAGAAGCACAGGTTATGGTTACAGCCGCGACACATGAAGCTGGCTGGGAAAAAATTATGGCACAGGCCAGTGATAATAGCTGGAAAGATGAAGCATGGACAATTTTGTTTATTATAATTATTGCAATGTGTTTTATTCCTTTTACTCAGCCTTATGTTCAAGAAGGTTTTGCGGCATTGTCTAATACACCTGAATGGTTTCAATGGGCTATGTATGCAAGTATTGGTGCAAGTTTTGGGATCCGTGGATTGAAAGGCTTTAAAAAATGAGTTTATACGCAAACATAGCAAAGAGAAGGGCGAGCGGTAAACCTATGCGTAAACCTGGACAAGCAGGAGCACCCTCAGCAGCAGATTTTAAAAATGCAGCTAAAACAGCTAAAAAACGCAAGAAAGTTCGTAAAGCATAGATGTCTACCCTTTACATACACGAAAAACTCCTTAATATACTACTTGAACGGCAGAAGACACTTACTGACCAATTAGTAGAAGGTCAGGTAAAAGATTTTGCCGCATTTCAGGAACTGCGAGCTAGGCTTGCAGAACTTGCCAACATACAACAGGAGTTAGAGCTCCTGCTAAAAAGGATAGAACATGAGTAAAACTCTATTAGTTCCAGAGCGGTATGCAAAAGCTGCTCAAAGATCTGCCGAAAAAGAAACTTCCCCTGATAAAATTACCGCTAAGGAAAAACTTCCAGAACCTTCTGGTTGGCGTATTCTTATTCTGCCTTACCGTGGCAAAGGTAAAACAGCAGGAGGTATTTACATACCCGATTCTACTGTAGACCGTGAAGCATTAGCTACTGTTTGCGGTTATGTAGTAAAAGTCGGTCCGCTTGCATATAAAGACCCTGTAAAGTTTGGCAATGCCAATGACCCAACAGAAAATTGGAAGCCTTGGTGTAAAGAAGGTGATTGGGTTATTTTTGGTCGGTATGCTGGTAGCCGCTTTAAAATAGATGGCGGTGAAGTTCGTTTGCTAAACGATGATGAAATTTTAGCTACAATCAATAATCCCGAAGACATTATCCACACATAGGAGTGTATCTTATGCCTGAAGCAAAACAAATAGAAGAAGATGTTGTAGAAGTGGAATTGGAAAATGACACAGAAAAAGAAGTTGAAAGCACCCAAGTATCTGTCGGGGAAGAAAATGAAGAAAACACCGTCGAAGAAACCTCAGACGAAGACCTCGAAGGTTACAGCGACAAAGTCAAAAAGCGTATTGAAAAGCTCACCTACAAAATGCGGGAAGCTGAGCGTCGTGAAAAAGCAGCTACTGAATATGCTCAATCTGTTCAAAAGCAAAATGAAGAGCTTGCGAAACGCAGCTCTCAAATTGATGAATCGTACCTAAATGAGTATGACCAAAGAGTTACATCACAAGAAGATGGTCTCAAAAAGAAATTATCTGATGCTATTAATTTAGGTGATGTTGATGCACAAATAGAAGCTCAAAAATCCATAGCAAAATTAGCTATTGAATCAGAGCGGTTAAATGTAGCTAAACATCAATTAGAACAACGGAAAGCTGCTCCACCACAGCCTCAACCACAAGCACAACCACAGCCTACTAATCAGCCAGACCCTAAAGCAAGGTCATGGGCAGAGCGTAATTCGTGGTTCGGTGAAAATGAGCCTATGACTCTTACAGCTTTTTCTATTCATAAAAGCCTTGTAGAAAACGAATATTTTGACCCTAGCTCAGATGAGTATTACCAAGAGCTGGATAAACGTATCCGAGAGGAGTTTCCTCATAAATTTCAACAAGATAATAGGTCTTCTGCTAGAGCACCTGTTGCGGGTGCAACACGTTCTTCTGGAAAACCTTCTAATAAAAAAATCAAATTATCACCTTCTCAGGTTGCAATCGCAGATAAATTAGGTGTATCTTATGAACAATACGCGAAGCAACTTGCTCGCTTACAATCGTGAAGGAATAGATCATGGATCGTACCCCACGCACAACTGCCACTCGTGAAAAAGACACGCGCCGTAAACCTTGGCAACCCCCGTCTACGTTGGACGCCCCACCTCCCCCTGAGGGATATACTCATCGTTGGATCCGTGATTCTGTCATGGGGTATGACGATAGTAAAAACCTTTCAGCTCGCCTCCGCGAAGGCTTTGAATTAGTTCGCGCCGATGAGTACCCTGATTTTCAAGCTCCTACCATTCAAGATGGTAAACATGCAGGAGTTATTGGTGTCGGTGGACTTATTTTAGCTCGTTTCCCTATTGAGTCAAAGCAAGAACGTGATGATCACTACAAGCAAAAGACAGCTGATCAGATGATTGCGGTCGATAATGATTTAATGAGAGAACAGCATAGTTCAATGCCGATTCATAATGAACGGCAATCTCGTGTAACTTTCGGAGCCAAAGGAGGCTCTGAGTAATGAAGGAAGGACTTTATTATGGCCGGATCAAATATTGATGGACCATTTGGATTACGTCCACACAACCTTCTAGGTAGCGCGGCGAACTCCAACGGTTTGACTTCTTACCTCGTACAAGTATCTGCTACAGCAGGATCTAGCTCTGCCATCTACCAAGGTGACATGGTTATTCCCCTGACTAACGGACTTGTAGATGTAAGCGCAGCTGACGGCGGTAGCGTTGCTATCCTAGGTGTTATGGGTGGATGTGAGTACATCGCTCTTGATGGTACTCCAACTTTTTCTAACCACTATCCGGGAACTGCTTCTTTGAAGTCTGGCACCCAAGCGCGGGTTTTCGTTTACGATAACCCCCATCAAGTGTATGAAATCCAGGGAGATGCTACGTTGACTAATATTGCAACGGCAACTGCTTTGATTCATGGAAACGCTGAAGGTGCAGGGTTTGGTTCAGAAAACGGTTCTACTGGTAATTCTATCGGTGAGCTTTCTGTCGCTTCTGCGGGTGCTACTACTGCTACGGATAATTTCCGTGTAGTGGGCATTAAAGATTCATTTGACGAAATTGACGTTACTGCTGCTGGCGTAGTGTTCTTAGTTAAATTGAATCTTCCTTTCCATACTGACACCACTGGCATATAGGGAGTAATTAGATATGGCTATTGCAAGATCCCAACTCCTTAAAGAACTAGAGCCAGGACTTAATGCCCTGTTCGGTTTGGAGTATGACCGTTACGATAATGAACATTCTGAGATCTATGATCAAGAAAATTCAGATCGTGCGTTTGAAGAAGAAGTAATGCTGGCTGGATTCGGAGCCGCCCCCACTAAACAAGAGGGTGCAGCAGTATCATTTGATATTGCAAACGAATCATTTACAGCTCGTTACACACATGAAACCATTGCACTTGCATTTTCGATTACTGAGGAAGCTGTTGAAGATAATCTTTATGACAAGCTCAGTTCTCGTTATACTCGTGCGCTGGCGCGTTCCATGGCTAATACTAAGCAAGTCAAAGCAGCATCTGTTTTAAACAATGCTTTTGACTCTAACTTTCTGCTTGGTGATGGTAAGGAATTGTGTGCAACGGATCATCCTACTACTCAGGGTGGCAATTTTAAAAACGAATTGACTACATCTGCTGATTTGAATGAAACATCTCTCGAGCAATCCTTGATTGATATTTCAGCTTTCATTGATGAGCGTGGTCTTAAAATTGCTCTTCGCGGTATGAAAATGATCATCCCCCCTGCGCTACAGTTTGTTGCTGAGCGTTTGATGGCTTCTAATCTGCGCCCAGCTACAGCAGATAATGACATCAATGCAGTCCGCAATATGGGTATGCTTCCTGACGGTTATGTGGTTAATCACTTCCTAACCGATACAGATGCATTTTTCATTAAAACGGATGCACCAAACGGCTTCAAGCATTTTGTTCGTACACCGATGCAAACTGCTATGGAAGGTGATTTTGATACAGGCAACGTGCGTTACAAAGCTCGTGAGCGTTATAGCTTCGGGGTATCTGATCCACGTTGTGTATTTGGTTCTCCTGGAGCTTAATACATAGTATTGTGAGAAGGGCGGCTTGCGAGCCGCCCTTTTTTTGTTTATAGTTTTGTAAGTCCTGACAACCACATTGGGTGGTTGACACTAGCCACGACAGGAGTTTGAAATGGCGAACACAACTTTTAACGGTCCCGTCCGTTCAGAAAACGGTTTTAAATCTATCATCAAAAATGCGACAACTGGCGCACTTACTAATGAGATGGTTCTTTCTACATACAACGCTACAATTGATATTGCTGCCACAGGCACTGATCATAAAGAATCTTCCATTGGAATTCCATCTAATTTTATTCCTATGGGTGTAGCTATTACCGTTGTTACTGCGGCTGCGAACGCTGTTAACCTTGTTGATATTGGCACCGATGCTGATACGGATGGTTTTGTAGATGGTGTATCGATTGCTATTAATGCTGCTGGGTTTAAGGGTTTTTTCCCTTGCAACGGTGTTTTGGGCATGTCTGGAGGAACAACTACTGCGGCAACTGAGACTGCGGATGAGGTAGAGGTTGTTATTTCTGGAACAGCGGGTGCTGGCGGTCAGCTATCACTGAAGTTCTTCGGTATTTCATCCGACTCACCAACAGCTTAAATTGCTTGGTGTGCAATAGAGAGGGGTTAGCCCCTCTCTTTTTAAAAGGAGAAAAATATGGCTGGCTCAGATGTAAAGGCTTTTACACGAACTGCAACAGGTGCGTTTTTTGCTGGTCCTGCTAGGATCAGAGGTGTGTACATAAAAACCAATGCTTCAGGCTCCCCCGCTTTTATTATTAAAGACGGTGCTTCAGGAGCAACTATTTTAGATATTACTTCAACAACAGACCAAACAGATTCAATTTATGTTCCGGATGAAGGTATTAGGTGTTCTAGTAGTCCAACACTTACTACTCTAACGGCGGTTGATTCTATTACGGTGTTTTTGTCGTAATGCCTAGCGCGAAGGATGTGAAAAGAACCCCTTCTGGTAAAATATCATACCGAGGGGAGACTTTTCCTGGATTCAATAAACCGAAGCGCACTCCCGGAGCTAAGAAAAAATCAGCAGTATTAGCTAAAAAGGGTGATCAAATAAAACTTGTAAGGTTTGGTGATCCTAATATGAGTATTAAAAAAGATATTCCTGCGAGGCGTAAATCTTTTAGGGCTCGTCATAATTGTGCTAGTGCTAAAGATAAATTTAGTGCGCGATATTGGTCATGTAAGGCATGGTAAAATGAAAGCAGATGATGTTTTAAAGTTGTTGGAAAAACATGAGGCAGATTGCAGTGAGCGTTATGCCCAAATACAAAAACAACTTGATAAATTAGATATGAGATTGTGGGGTATAGCGGTTTTGATTATAGCAGCGGCGGCTGTGCCGAGGCTAATGTAATGGCTATGACAAGAGGTAATATGGCAAAGCAGATTAAGACTGCCCCCTCTAGTCGCAAGAAAAAAGCAAAACGAAAAATCCCTGCTAAATATCTTGCAGGGTTAAGCCCTGAAGAAAAGAAAAAACGTCGTAAAGAAATACAACGTAATGCAAAAAAATCAGCAAAGGATCCTTCAGCT